TAGTCCCTTTGTTTTTGCGTCGTGATTCATGCTCCCTTTATATGGTCTCGGCTTTCCGAAGCTACTGGAGTATATTCTACCACCTTCACTTGTAAACCTTTCTTTTTTGCAATATTTATCATGTGCATTGTTCCTCTTGATTTTCCATCCCAGAACGCAATTAATGCGTCAGCATAATCGGCCATTTCAGTATTACGTTTATAGCCTGCTCCCTTTTTATACTTGTCCCAGTCTGCTGGAAATTCAGCAATTTGATATTTTCTAAGTTTCGCATATTCTTCTCCTAATGAATCAGCACCTCTTGCTTTACCACTTACAATTTCAATATTCATATCCATTGCCTTTGATAAAAAGAAATCCATCTTCTTCGTCATTAATGTGAGATCATTAAACTCTCTTCCTCCTGCGATTATTATCTTCATTTTTTACAAAAATAGTCTTGTTGACTTTCCATATTACTATCATCTCTAAAATCTCCGCTACTTTTAGTAGATATGGGTTCGTCTATAAATTTTCGGATTTCATCTGCATCCATTCCATTTGGAAAACAAATGTACTTAAATTTATCAGGATGCATATTTGAAATATTATCCTTATCTGATTGGTTTAATATGATGACGATAGGCTCGTTTTCTGCATCATGTATTTTATTTCCTATTTTTACTTTCATTTAATGCTTTTGATTTTTTCAAGTTTTTCTAAGCCATATTCTACACGACGTTCAAATGTAGAAATATCAGTGCCGATAGAAGACACTAAATACATGGTAGATTCAGATACGTCACCTATATTTTGCGTACGTGAGATTAATTCAGATATTGGATTACTAATTTTTCCTCTCCTAATTCCACTACTACGATTAGGATCTTTATAATAATCAGATTCATATAATTGAATTCCTTTATATTCTCCAATGTATGTAAGCGATACATACATTCCGTTAATTAATGCATTTTGATATATCATAATAATAGTCTGTTTTTTCTAGGTTGTGAATCTTTTCCAAACCATGCTTCTAATGAATCCTTTGAATTCTTGTCGAATTTAATCTGAACTGTTTTTGGATTCTTGATAATTTCTTCATATTCATCATCTTCCAATGCAGCAAGTCCCTTTTTGTACTCAATATTCCAAGTTGAAACATTAATAGTTCCGTTATTCATCCAATGTTCGAATTCCTCGTTTGTATAGAACGTTTGCATTTGCTTTCCTTTCTTTGCTACAACTAAAGGAGTCATTACTTTATGGATGATACCCATATCAAATAATTCTGGCCAATATTTTGCAAAGAAATTCATGAGTTGAGCAGCAATAGAGTTTCCATCTGGATCTGCATCTGTGTAGATATATACTTTACCATATCTTAAATCTTTAGGGTCTTCTCCTAATTTAAGTCCAATGGATCCCATTAATCCTTTTACCTCTTCGTTTTTAATAACCTTCGCGTTAGGAAGTTCATGAACATTCATGAATTTACCTTTCAATGGGAAAGCTCCCATCTCTTGAGTGTTTCTAAATTTACGAACAGCAGATAATGCTGACATTCCCTCATATATTCCAAGAATACACTTAGACCTATCACCCTTTTTCTGAGCATCTATTAATTTCTCAACTCTACCTTTTGCAAGTGACTTGTTTAGCTTTCTAAGCTCAGCTCTTTCTTCTGCGAGTTGTTTCTTCTCAACCCAATCAAGTACAGATTGAATTATTTCAGATTTGAATATCTGTTTTGCAATTTTCTCAGTAACTTCGTGCTCAGTTTTGAATTTTCTTTGTTCTGTAATTAGTTTTTCTTTAGTTTGGGAACTAAATGCTGGATTTACAACCATACAGTCAATGAATATATAAAGATGGTTACGAATATCATTCGGTTTTACGTCAACTTTATGTTTCTTTTTGATCATTTCACGTAAATGTGAAATTAACTGATTTGTAATGTAATCTACGTGAGTTCCGCCCTCTTTAGTGTGAACTGAGTTTACAAAACTGACATTTGTAAAACCATCAGATGATCTTGCGAATCCAATTCTCCAATCTTTTGAATCTTCATAGAAATATTCATTTTCTCCAACGTATAATTTAATATAGTCTTCAAATTTTCTGAATTTTATATCACTCTTTGTAGTTTTCTTATCTTTGATTGTTGTAATCTTAATTTTAAGTCTAGGATTACATGCGGCTGCATCTAAACATCTCTTGTATAGAAGCTTATAGCTATTCCAATCAATTACTTTCATTTGGAATCTATCAAGATCTGTAATATATGATATTTCAGTAAATCCACGAGAAGCTTTACTAACTTTCGGCTTAGATCGTTTACTCATATTATTAGTAAACGTTTGCTCGTACTTATTAGTACCATCACATGTTTTAAGCAAAAATCTATTACTAAATATATTAGTTAAAGTTGCACCAACTCCATTTGTTCCTGCAGTATCTCTATTTTTACTATCATCAAAACTACTTCCTGCTTTTAGATTTGAAAATATCATTTCAGGAATCCATTCTTTATGAACTGCATGTTTCTTAACGGGTATTCCACCATTATCCCATACTGTGATTTCTCCAGAATCAAGATTAAACGTGACTCTGATCTCGTTTAAGCTTTTTGTTTTCCTATGCTCATCGACTGAGTTAGATAATATCTCGTCGAATATTTTAAGAAATGCTGGATTGTATGTTATTGATTCATACTCAATTTCGTCTCCGTCAAAGAGATGATGATATCCAGTATGTGGTTCAGTAGATCCAACATACATATACGGACGATGAAGAACATGCTCACGATCTGTAAGCTTCTGATACTTTTGTTCTATTTTAGATTTAGCCATATTTAATTATACACTATTTTTAATAAAAGTTTTACCAGTCCATTACACCTCCCTTAGTAAACTCATCCATAAGGAACTCTTTGAACTCAGCAATTCCATCATGAGAAAACTTTCCAAATTTTCCCTTTTCATGTTTTGGAAGATTCTCCTCTGTCACGGTTCCGTACTTCTCAATCCAATTTTCCATTTGACTTACCATATCGACTAGGTCTATGTGTTGGTATTTTCTAACTTCAAAGAATACATCTTCGTAGTCAAATCCAAATTTTTCAACATCTAAAACATAGTCATCAATTTTACCCAGCTTAGAATCTACAAATAGCTTCCATCTGGTTTCTAAATCAACTGACATATCAGCACAATATGCTTCTACATCATTTCGCAAATCTTCCGTTTCTGCGTTATATGCAGCTATTCGTTCTCTTAATTCTTGTTCCATGTTACTTTTTATTTAAATGCTTTACTTTAAGAGCGTCTCTAAAATATTGAGGAACTCTTTTTTGAAGTACCTGATCAAAACATGCGTCTAATACATAAGTCTCAGCCCAATCGTCTTCACTTCTAACAGATCTTCCATATGCTTGCATGATTTCTATTAAGGTCTTCCAATTATACCAATCAGGTTTAGTCTCTAGTCTTCTCTTAGTTTTACTACTTTGAAGATTTGGAAATGGTACCTTTAGTATAATTTGAAATCTAGATAAATCATCCTTTAAATCTATTCCGTTCATCATTGACGGAGAAACTAAAACTGTCTCAAATTCAGATTTAATATGATGATCTAGTGATTTCTCTCTAGTTGATGAATCGTGTATTAGTAATCTATCATCTTTAATGTTTCTTCTAATCCAATCACTGAATTGATAGTTACCAGTGTGAATTATTCCCTTATGATCTTTATTCTTCTCTAGAATCTTCTTCATAACTGGAATAGCAGTCTTGAATGTTTCTTTCTTATCATAATATGACATTTTTCCAAATTTCACATATATGATTGGTCTATTTTCAGGTTTAAACGGACATGGTAATTCTAAATATGAATATTCATCATCATCCAGTCCCATTAAAAATGCCATCATTGAAGGATCTAATATAGTTCCAGACATCATAATAACATGATCATATTTATTAAAGAACATTTCTTTCATATAAGCATTTCCCCAAATAGGTTCAACTAATATTCTAGTCTTTCCATTCTGGTCTAAGTCTTTTTCAAATACCCAATTTTTCGTATAATTATCTTTGTCATTGATAAATCTATTGTATTTGCACATTGACTTATCACAGTGATCTGCTTTACTAACAAGTTCAGCTCTCTTTTTCTTAGCTCTAGTTTCCTTTGCATCCTCAATTAAATTAGTCATGTGACTAACTAGTCGTGGAATAATTACCTTTGATATATACGCAGATAATTGAGTAGGATTAGTTATTCCATCTAGGTCTCCTGCCATCCACGGTTCCCATATTCCTAATTTCTCAAGACTTCTCTCAGAAAACATAGAAGATACAAAATCACAGAATGCTTCTTCGAATGAGTGAGCCTCATCAATAATCAATACATTCGCTCCACGATCTGCTAATTTGTCAGGAGCATACATAGCATATGCAGTGAGTAAATGATAATTAGTTAATCCGATTCGTTCTCTTTGGAATTGAGAAGACGCAATTGTATGAGGACAAGTTCCACACTTCTTACCTTTAACTTTATTTAAAGTCTTAGATTCTCCACATTGCATCATATTAGTTCTACACCAATAGCTATTACTTCCTTTTAATGATGCCATAAAATCAAAATCTCTAGTATATTGATCTTGTAGTATCTTAGTATTTGTAATAATATCGAATTTAGCGTCTACGTTGACTTCTTTAGAATACCAATCAGCGATCATTACTGCCGCATATGATTTACCAACTCCAGTAGGAGCATCGATCATCATGAATTTTTTATCTTTATCAACTGATTCCTTTGCGAAATCTAGAATCTCATTTTGTTGTGGCCGTGGATAATGGTCTAATCTGATGTCTTTCATGTACTCGATTATTTTACTTATTATACCACAAAGGTAGTAAAGGTTTATGATTTAGGATTTTCAATTGCAGCATTATCATCTTCTAGATCTTCAATTGTAATATTATTATCTTCACGGTATTTAAGTTCTTGAATATAATACTTTTTATGTGGGTGATCGTCTGGGGTAAAATTAATTGATGCTTTTACCCAATCGTCATTCATTTCACTGAGCTTAGCTTGACGATATTCACCAGTTCCATCCTTACCGAATCCTGATCTTCCGATTTTATCTCTAATTTCTTCAAATGGCTTACATTCGTCTGGATCTACTAATTCAACTTCAGTCCATGCTGCTATATGACATGAGTTACCACGTTCTAAAGTAACTTCATCTACTTCGTAACATAATGAATACATTCCGTCTATATGGTCAAATAATATTAATTGACCAGCATTTATTGATGGAGCAGAAGATGGTATGCGAACCTCAGATGATTCTCCCTTGGATTGAGATTTATCTTTGTCCTCGTTTTGAATATCTGACACTCTAACATAAGAGTTCCTCGGTACATCGTATAATTTCATAATTTGATCTTTTAGGTATTTTACTAAAAAAGTAACCATAGTTATAGATAAATAATAAAAAATAATCTGGATATCATGAAGAAAAATCCTGTAATGAATTACAATTCTTTTATGTCAGCTTTAAAAATGCTGAAGGAAAGTACTCGAAAAAAGCTAATATCACTAACAAAGATGCTGGTGAAAAGAAAATTGATCAAGAATTAGCGGAAGATCAGGTTAAAGGTAAAGGAACAGCTTCACTTAACAAGTTTACTAAGGAGCACTTATCTAAAACCAATAAGAAGAATATTGTTAACGAAAAATAATCAGACTACTGATGGATAAAGCATTTGAAAGCTTCGACGACTTTAGACTCTTTGAAAAAGAAGGTGATCTAAAAAAATTAGTTGGTAAGGATAAAGACGAAGAATTAAGCACTAAAGATGCCAAAAAAATTGGTTCTAAAATTGCTAACATGGAAGGTCTTGAAAAAAAGAAATACGTTGGTATTATCAATTTCCTAGGAGCGTCATGTGATATTTATAATGCAATGTGGTCTAATTATGAACGAACTAGAGATAACAAGGAAGAAAAAGAGGGTAAAAAGAAGAAAAAGAAGAAAAAGTAATATTTAAAAACATTACGAAAGTGAGATTTGTTAATCATTTCTCACTTTTGTTGTATTTGGCGATCTATGTTTAGTATTTAACCACAAAGAAATCTAATTTATTGAAACTTCATAGTCAGATCAAATAAATAATTAAAATAATCTATATAAAATGGCTGGATTACCACATTGGGATAACGCGCAGGCTGCTAGAAATTATTATGAACCGATTTTTCAAAATCAGTTTGAAGTTATTATCACGCCACCTGCCGCAATCACAGATAATGTTGATTTGTTAGTAGAACAAGTTTTATCAATAAAAGGACTACCTGAGTTCTTCACTTCAGGAAAAACAATACAAAATTATAAATTCGCTAAGCGTGCTTATGCAGATGCGACACCAAATGATACTTTAACTCACTTGGATGTTCAATTCGAAGTTAACCTTAACGAAGATAATAATATGTATGTTTATAACACACTAAGAGGATGGGCGGATTTAATATACGATCCACTTACTGGTAGACAAGGATTAAAGAAAGATTATGTTGGAGAAATAGCAGTATTCATCTTTAATAAAGCAGGAGATATTTTTAGAGAATTTAAATTTTCACCTGCATTCTTAGAAGAGCCATTAAACCCAATCGATTTAAACTATAACACGAATGATATCTATAAAATAAACGCTAAGTTTGTTTGTGATACATATAGAGAGACTAGAGTTGGTCAAATCGAAATATAAAAAAATTATAAATTAATGGAAATTTTTGATGTACATAAAAGAGACGTTTATAATTTTGATGATTATATGGATTTGAAAAAGCCAGCATTCGGTGGACCAAGCTCAGGAGAATCATTAAAAGACGGTAAAGGAAATTACGTAAATAAAGATCGTAAATTAGAAGAGTATCAAAGAACAGTAAAACGTCACGATGCTTTTGGAAATCAAGTATATGATCCAACATACAAAGCTATGGGAGGAGATCTAGTTCACAAACAAGATAATAAAGGTAAAAACCCTTATGATTACCCTGATTCGTATGATGAAATGGGAATTCCTGTTGTAAACGTTGGAGACGCTGGAAAGCCAGGTAAAACGAACGAAGGATTCTGTAATACAGATTTTTCAAGTTTTGTATTAGAATCTGCAGCTATTGAGGAAGAATCTTGTAGCTCGACATGTGATTGTGAAGAAGGAGAATGTGATTGCGAAAAAGAAAACGATTAATGTCTAATTCAAATGAAAATATATCAAAAAATGGATGGTCTGAATATGGCAGATTAGTATTAGCAGAACTTCAACGCTTGAACCAAGGCCAGGATGCTATGAAAAAGGATCTTGATTCTAAATTCATAGAGCTTAATAATAAAATTTCAGCGTTTAATGCCCTTGAGAAAGAAATCGAAGAAGTAAACATCTGGAAAAAAAGTGTTATTGAAGTATGGTCATCTACTCAAATGAAACAAGCAAAGGATGAAATATATAAGCAAAAAGGATATTATCAACGAGTAACTGGGATAATTATTGCAATTCAAATATTATTAACTTTGTTTATGGCATTTAAAGATCAAATATTTTAATACAAATGGGCTTAGACAGAATAATAGAGCTAACTGATACGCTATCGAGAGTAGAAGAAAATCTACAAGAGGAAATGGCTATTTTATCATTTGTTCTAGATTCTATTACAGATGGGTACTGGGATTGGAATATTCAAACTGATTACGCATTTTTTAGTGAAAAGTTTAAATCCCAATTGGGATATAAACGAATGAAACCAACTCCTGAAAGTTGGAAAAGTATATGTCATCCTGATGATTTAGAAGAAGCAGAAAGGAAAATAGAAGAACATTTCCTAGGTAAAACTGATGAATTTAATCAAATATTAAGACTTCGACATAAACAAGGGCACGAAGTTAAAGTTAAGACAAGCGGAAAAGTTGTTAGTTACAACGATAATGGATCTCCATTAAGAATGGTTGGAACTCATATACTTATTCCAAACGAGTAATTTTTAAATCTTTAAGCCTTTCTAACCCCTCATTATCAAACTCCTTAGGTTCAATTAAGTTATATTCAAATTTAATAGGATGATACTCATCATTTATAAATTGCATAGCATTATCAATTAATGTAATAGATAAATTCGAATTTAAGTATATGATGTTTTTATATTTCTTGTTTTTAATATGAATAGCTTTATCTAAAAGCTTTTTAATTTCATAGTTAATTAGAAATGATTGCACCTTGTTTGGAACAATAAATTTAGAATCAAACTTATCTTTTATTATTTTATTAACATTTAAAATATAATCTTCTTTGCTCTTTTTAGAATGAACTGCAGAAAAGCTTCTAAACTCTCTGATAAAAATTATCTTTAATGTTCTTATTTCTTCTTCGTGTTCTTCAGTCATATTAGTAAATTAATTGCTGAACATGAATTCCAGCTTCTTTTAGTATTATAAGTCCCTTCGTATCTCTATATTCTTCTTTATAGAAGACTCTTTTTATTCCAGTCTGTATAATCAACTTAGAACACTCCGTACATGGAGATAGAGTTACATATAAATTAGATTCATCGGCGTTACCAGATGGATTTCTTGCAAGCTTAGTTATAGCATTAGCTTCCGCATGTAAAACATACCAATTAGTATCTCCATTCATATCTTCACAATCATTATTGAATCCACTCGGAGTTCCATTATATCCATCCGACACAATCATTTGATCTTTTACTATTAATGCTCCAACTTTTTTACGATTGCAACAAGAATTTACTGACCATTCACTTGCCATCTTCAAATATGATATATGCTTTTTATGTTCTTTAACTGTCATTTCGTTTAGTCATTGATGATATAAATGTCTCTATTTTAGACTTCACATCTAGTTCTTTATTAGTAGTTTTAACTTTTTTACCCATTGGTAGTATACAAGCAGCTACTATTATCATTCCAAGCCACTGTATGTAACTGATCTCAATTGAGAATAAATCTATTAGTAAATAATTATATACTAACGTACAGATCAACGCTAGGGCTCCTTGTCCTATTGACCACGATATTGCATTATATATTAACGACTTCATTTTTAATATTATTTTGAATCCAATTATATACTTCATCTTTTATTATTGAACTATCACTAGTTCTAAAATGAGACTCTAGTAAAACTAGATCAGATGTTGGTTTTCCGTTTTGATTAATCAGATTTTTATTTAATTCCGGGAATTTAACGTCATGCCAATCTTTACTTATCATATCTTTTACAAGATCAAAATGTCTTTCGTATATATGATATGAATCTACTACATGAGTATATGACCCAAGTGTTAGATCAGGATAATACATTTGTAGATGTTTTAACGCCTGCTGTTGAAGTACAGTAAAAAATGCAATATCAGTAGGGGTTCCTAAAATAGCATCATTACTTCTCATATTAACAGTTAGAAATAACTCGTTATCTCTTATATGAAATATTCCATACATCGTACATACAAAATCCTTATTAGAAGCATACTGATGCTCAGGAAGATTAAAGTGCATGATTGCTTGTCTTGAATCTGCATCATGTTTTAGTGAATCTATTGCCCATTGATATTGAGTAATTCCAAATCTATTTTTGTTTTTAAATAGTAGATTTCCATATGATGAATTTACCGTGCCATCTTCATTCTGAATATGTTTCCAGAATGAAGCATATTCACTGATAAACTCAACATCGTTTCTACCAAGAAAATACCATAATAACTCAGCTGCAATATATTTAGATTGGGATCCTCTTCTATCATTTTCATACATTGAAAGCATTGGATTTTTAATCTCTAGTGAAACTTGAAGATTTTCTTTTATCTTCATTCCTCTAGGTTTTGTTTCAAACTGAGGGTTTAAATATAAATCGTTTAAGCTTTGTGAATATACTTCTGCGAAGCTTTGTCCTGAATAAATTATCATATATGCGCGTTTGTTATTTTATACATCACTAATTGATGCTGGTTCTTTAATTTCTTTAATATTAGAGGTTACTTTTATCTCTGAAAAATGATTAGGCATCGTAACATCTATTCTCTCATCAAAAAACTCCTCTGGTAGTGATTCGTGAGATACTACGAAAATAGTCATATTGTACTTATCAGCATACTCTCGAAGTATTTCAATTGCCATATAAACGTTTCTTTTGTCTAATCCACTAAATATCTCATCTAGGAACATTACGTTCATATTATTATGCTTTAATTTTATTAATTCGATGAATGATAATAAAACTATTAAGTTCATCTTTTTCCTCTGACCAGTTGATAAGCTCTCAGGAGATATATCCATTCCTAGATATCTAATATTTGGATTAAATTCGTTATCAAATTCAAAGTTAAATTTAAATTCTAATCTTGTGGAAATCTCAGTAATTCTATTGTTCAATAGTGGAATTACTCGATCTATTAATACCTTCTTAATTCCTCTATCAGAAAGTATCTCATCTAACATTCCAAATAATTCCAAATTGTCCTTATATTCCTTAGAATCCTCATTTGATTCTTTTATATCTTCCTTAATAGTATCTATGATTTTATTAATAGACTCTTCTTGACCGTCAGGCTTTTTATTATTGGCGGCCTTTTGAATCTCAGCCTGTAGACTTTTAATACTTGCGTTTATTTCATAAAATGCAGTTTTTTCAACATCTTGATCTTCTGTTAGATCAGATACCAGTTCTTTTACCTTTTCTTGATTTCTTCCAATCTTATCAAGGAGTTCATTCTCTGCTTCCTTCTTTTCAATTATAGAATTTTTTATTTGAAGTGCACTATCACCTGTTAAATCACTCAAACAGTGTGGACATTTATTATTTTCAAATATTTTAAGCTTTCTATTGAATTCATTAATCTTGGCATTACTATCTGCTGCCTTTTGACTGAAATCAACTGCCTTTTGCTTAATTCCATCAATTTTTGACTTAATTTGACTGTATTTTTCCTGTCTCGCTTCGAGTGTTATTTTCTTAGATTCAATTTCAGCTTTTATTTCCTTAGATCTATCTTCAACTGCAGTGTTTAGTTTTTCTCTAAGCTCTGTTAGTTGATTCATTGATTTTTCAAGAAGAGTATTGTTTTTATTAATGTTATTCTCTATTATCTCAAGCTGTTTCTTATTTTCTTTTAGGTCTTCTTTGATATTAGATTTCATATCAGTTAAAAGATCTATTCCAAACATAGGATCTACTATTTTTCTCTTGTCCGCTGCACTTAAATTAACGAATGATTTAAAGTCATCGAATGATAGACTGATCGTATTGCAAAATATTGGAAAGTTTAATCCAAGTAATTCGTTTTCTACAAAATCATCTACCTTTCTCTTATCTGGCAAATTATAAGGAACGTCATTAACTTTTATTGAACTAAAATTAGGATCTATTCCTCTTTCAATTACAACAGTGTCTCCTTTTGATGTTTCAAATTCATTATATGTATAGCAATTCTTATTTCTCCAATTTGGAATATCTTTTATTTTACGAATTGCTGATTTTCCATATGCAGAAACTGTTAATGCTTCCTTGATTGAGCTTTTACCTGTTCCATTTTCTCCTTGTACATGGACGAGTTTAGGCTTACTATCAAATGTGTATTCCTGAACTACGTTACCATATGATAACAAGTTCTTCCATTTAATTTTTACAAATTTCATTATTCGTAGTAATTTTTAGAGTTCTTAATTGTGTCGTGAATTTCCTTAAACTTAGTAGATACTTTATTTGACAAATATGGTGGAACTTCTCTTATTTTTAAATATTCATTTAATACGTCAAATATATTGTATTCATATGAATCTTGTATAACGACTCCATCTACTTCTGTTTCAGATGCATATGGATAAAATTCTATTTTTCTATGACCACATTCCTGTACTAAGTCTACAAATTGAGTAATTGGAAAAACTTTAGCAAGTTCACTATCTATTAATATATCGACAAAGTTATTATTAAATAGTTCTTTAATTTCAACAAGTGATTTATTTAGAATATCCTCGGCATTATGTTTTACAAATTGTGGAGAGAAAGTATTCTCAATGAATGTCTCTATTACCTCGGGACCCTCCATGTTTAGCTTATAGAATCCTTTAGTATTACCACTATCTCCACGATCAAGGTGATAGGGTGTGCCTATGTAATTCATGTTATCACTTTCCTGTCTGATGTGAATATGACCTGAGTATATTTTTTTAAATCCAGATAATTCTGACTTATCTAATCCATGCTCAAGTTTAGTCCATTTATTAAGTTGGAATTCTTTAATGTCAGCATGGCATAGAATATAATCAGCTGTTCCATTGAAATGTTTTACCTTTCTAGATAGTTCAGATACATCATGCTCCCATGGTAGCATTAAAAATTTATGCTTTCCATTTATATTTAAAAGTTCTGGAGTTTCATAAACCTTGATATTATCGAATATACGATCAGTATCTTTTAGAGAATGAACATCTGTTCTATCTTTATAATATACGTCGTGATTTCCTAGAATTATATGAACTCCTTTTTTAAATTTCTTAGAAAATATCTCAAATATATCATGTGATGCATTTGATATTCTAACGTTTGTTGATTCTCTAACATGATTCCAATCTCCAGCTTGCATTAGAATATCTTTATCTGGATCAAATCCATCTTCAATTATTCTTTTTAAAAACCAGTCAATTAGAAATTCTCTTTGAATTTCAAACCACTCATTAGAATTGTTCTTAACTCCAATATGAAGATCTCCAAGTAAATAAATATTTCTAATATTGTCTAAATCCATTTAGTGTATTTTTCGTCTGTTCATCTTTCCCTCTAGGAATTTATATTTTTTATTCAATTCTATAATAAGTTCCTCTTGTATCTCAACATCTAGGCAATCAAATATTTTCTTATAGTCTTTGATCGCATCATTGGAATTAATATTTATAATAGAAGATAGAGCCTCCAATACGTATATTGGATTATAGAATGTATCATCTTCTTTGTCAACATCTGTATGTAACTCTTCTAATATCCTAGTAAAGCACCAGTTTATTTCTTCCTTTGATAACTTAAGTTTATGATTTGCATCTATTTTGTGTAATAGACTACTCAGTTCCTTATTATTTTCAATAAGCTTAAATATCTTAGTTAATCCTATGTTGTAATCTAACGTTTCCTCATAGTCATATACATCCTTTAGATAGTTATCTGCGTAATTTGAATTTACAGAAATAGATTGCGTATATGCATAATCTTCGTCTCTGAATCCATCGGCCTGTTTATATCCATTATTGAATATTTTATCGTCTTTTATTTTCTGCCTTCTTAATTTTTTCTTCTCATCATCTGTCATGTTTAATGATTATTTTATATCTGTTCAAACAGTGCATCATAATCATCATCTTGCATACTTGGTGTTCCAGTATCGCTTGATGAGTTATCAGTCAATGTTTTCATTTGTGGCTGAGTAGCATGATTCATTTCTGCTCGTACTTGATCAACCATCCCAGCTCCGTTATCGTCGTCACTGTAATATTCACTATTCATACCTGCCTCTTCTTCTAATCTGAAGTGATCCTTATTCATAGCGTAAAATTTATAACTTTCTTCATATCCATTATCGCGATTAGCAATAACTTTAATTTTCATTCTTCCTTCTAATGGGCTTCTCATTAATCCGTATAATGCGTCAACTGTGTGTACTAAACCAAATGATTCTGCAACTGAGTCCATTCCTAAGTCAAAGTTATCTACATCATCTCTTCTAATCTGAGTTGCAGATATAACACACCATTCATTTCTCATTGCGACTCCTCTTAATTCCTCACAAATAGCCTTTACTTTCTCATATAATGCACTTTGATCTTTTATTGGCTTAAGAAGGTTTAGATAATCTACAACAATAACTTTAAATTTCTTGTTTAATTTAGTTTCTAATCTTAGAAAGTAATTCTCAATATCAATAGCAGTTGCTCCACCTGTGGGAAATTCAACTACTTCAAGATGTCCTATCTCTCGACCTGAATCTTTAAGCTCTTGTATCTTATCAGCAACTAATCCCATTTGGGTTTCATCATTGATTTGTTCATAATCATCCTTTTTAATATCCAGGATGTTTGAACCGATACGTTTCATATAACTTCTATCAGCTAACTCAACAGTAACGAGTCCTGTATTGTTTCCTGCGAGGAATGATCTAGCTGCACAATTTCCAAGTACCATTGATTTACCTACTTTAGGTCTACCTTGGAATACAACTAAAGTTTTTAAATTCCATCCTCCACCTTGTGTCTTATCGATAAATTCGAATCCAGACGGTGTTCCAATTTTTGGAATTTGTATATGTGATTTAGGATCTAGGAAATTTAATCCATGTCCAGCATTACTAAAACTAACAGATAATTTGCCATTGATATCATTTCTAATCTTATCTGTAATGGAATCTATATTCTCAGGATTAATAGCAGCAGTCTTTAAGAATGCTATCATATCAAACATAGTTAAATTAAGATTCCTTAGAAGAACAAACGACTTCACGTATTTATATAGGAAGTCGTAGTTATAATCTCTAAGATTGAAAAGATATAATTCTTCGAATGCCTCATCATCTATGAAATAGTTATTAATTTCCAAGTGCTTCTTTAGCTCATTCTTGTTTGGTATCTTAGAATGTTCTTTGTAGAATTTAAGAGCAAACTTATAAGACTCATTTCGAGTTTCACTACCAAAATACTTAGGAAGAACCATTGTTATTAATTCTTCTCTAGTAAGAGACGCATGATTGTGAGGTTTTAGCTCATTCATATCATTGTCTGGATTTAGTATGAAATTCCAAACCATTGTTTCCAATGAGTCAATATTTTCTGCGAAGTCTATCATTTACTTATATTATAAAAATTATTAATCATTTTTTCTGTGATGAACATGGATTTATTTTTAGGTTCAATCCATTCAAGTGCTATCATCTCTTTGATTTTAGACACTACATATGCTTTAAAGTCTTCATCCTTTATACTGTCTCCAAATATATATTTTAAAGTCTTAGATGTGAACTTCATATTATTAAGCTCAAGAATCTTATTATCACTAGATTCTATTTGATCAATCACATATTTAATTAACTCGAACCCAACGGAGTCCCTTTCAATAAAGGACTCCATCAAGTGCATATTAAGGTGATATTTAATCGATATGTCTTCTTTAATCGTTAGAGTCATCAGCTTCCTTTTCAAGTTCATCTAAATCATTCTCGATTTGAAGTTCTAATTGCTCAACTGCTTCTATATCAGCAAGTGAACTGTACTTAAATCTAGGTTGAATCACATTTACATCTAATTCGTCAATTACTTCTGGTGTAAATACACGAGCTGTAAATATTTCTCTCCATGGAACCACATCGCCATTATGTTTGATAATAAAATTACGTGCTGCTGCCTTTGGTCTAAAGTAGAATTTTTCTCCATCTACTTCAAACTCAGAACAATCTTCAGCTTCAGCACCTTTTAATTTTTTGAATTCTTTTTCTGTTAATTTATTTCCTCGTTCAACTCCACAGTTTTCCCATGATAAGTATTCTTGTAATCCAACAAATGGATTCATACCCTTATGGAATGAAATGTGAATTTCAATTTTTTCAGGTTTAGCTAAACGATTCTTATCCGTGCTACTTCTTACTTTAACCCCAGTTTTTTCTTTTCCAGAGTCGCTTGTTGAAACATCATCCTCTGCTTTTAGTGTTCCTTTTGAAAGCATCATAACAACTGAAGCAGAATATAAAGGACCTGATCCTCCACTCATTGCTTTAGGAGTATATTGATCCATACTTGCATATGTATGAGATGTGAATATTAATGGAATTTTTAAATTAGATAACTCTAAGGTAAACGACTTAAATAATTGTCTAAGTTCTTTTGCTCTAAGTCCCATGTCTTGTGCATTACTTCCTTTAGCTCTATCTTCAACTTCCTTGTTAGTTTCAAGATGAGTAAGTGAATCTACAATTAACATGATCTTAATCTCTGGATTTTCCTCTTTCATCTTGATAATATCATGAATGAAGAATTTAACTTCTGATATAACACCGATTCTTTTGTAATTCAAAAGATCCATATTGATTCCAAAGTTTGAGAAATCTTTCTTATCCAATGCTCCCTCGGTATCAATATAGAATACAGCATAATCCATATCTTGAGCATTTTTTATAGCATTTAAACAAAGGAAAGTTTTACCCGTTCCTGAGTCTCCTCCTATCCCTAAGCTTCTTGCATTTGGATATCCTCCTCTAAGTGAGCCTGACATTTGAGCATTTAACAAATAGTTCCCAGTCGGAATAAATTCCGTAACATCTGAGAATCCCATAAGTTTTACTCGTTTCTTGGTGGTCTTTTCCAACTTATTATTAAAGTTACTGAAGGCCGAGATTAAATCTTTAGTATTTGACATAGTATTCTTCTTTTTTAGTAATATTTTACTACGGAATACCCTAAAGTTTTGTTATTCTACATATGAAATTAGCAAAAGTGCAGCAGACATTGTTAATGAATCCTCAATGTCACCTTTTAGAACTCTCGTCAATTTTATTTTGTCGAGGCTATATAGCTTTTTATCCTTTTCATCATCTGTTAAATCAAGTGAGAATCCATTAAGATCCTTTGAATGATTATCTAGATTTAACCCATAACATTTATAGGTCTTAGAGAAAGGTAAATTATGTTTTATGTTTCCTAAAAAGTAAAGATCATTAACATCAGCATCTACTCCTAATTCTACGTTTACTAATTCATGTAGTTCTTCAAATATGGTATCTGTATTTTCTTTGAAATCTGAAATAATGCACGTGTGTCCTTGGTCATTACTTAAATAATCAACGTACCGTGCTAGATATACGTTTTTTATTTTTCCGTTTAATGTATCAAATGGAACTAAACATATTCCATCTACATCACATATAACTCTTCTTAAATTAGTAGATCCATTTGAAATGCTAACAATTCGATATTTACCATCTTGGTATTCTTCTTTAGATTCAAAATTATTTTTCTTCATCTTTGATTTCGGTTAAATTTACCTCAGGTGTTTCTTCCTTTTTAGGTGCAGCTTTTTTAGGATCAAGCATTTTAGTTATTGATCCACTTACTACACTATTATTTATCATTGATGTTACGTAATTAGATAATTGATCTATGAATTCATCTTTGTCCTCTGCATTGTTATACATCATCTTCAAAAGCTTTTTATCTGGCAATTTGATTTTGACTTTTATTGAGATTTCAGTTTCATCTGAATTAAACATTTCGAACGGGTTTTGAACAGGAGCAGCTGGTTTAGCTGGCTCGGTATTATTCAAAGGTTGGCCCGTTTTACTATCAAAGTTAGCAGGTGGAACATTTGCACTATTAGCATCTGCCACTTTTTTCTCTGGAATAACTTCTCCATTTGGTAACTTTGTTTCAGGTATCACATCTGCTTTTTTAGGAGCATGAATTGCATTCACTTCATCTATAGTAAGCGGAGGCATATCTCCGTGGATCATCATAAGTTTATTGTTAAGTTCTTTTACATGAACCTTTGATCCATCATCAAATACAGCTGTTCCATCAGGTCTTATATCTCTAACCTTAACTAGTTTTCCCTTTAGTTCAGGTCGATCGGTTTTAATCCATTGAAATGTTTGACCTGCAAAATTTTGCTGGTAACTAATTAGTTCTTCTTCTGTTAGCATATCTTTTTTATTTTTTTGTAGTAGCGATTGAGCCCATTTTCTTAATTTCATACTTATAGGTATTTTTGAATGTAGTAGAAGATACCCATTTAATATTTTCTATGATCACACTGTACATCATTTTCTATTGAATTTTAAATCTTTGATTTCTTCTTGGGCCTCTATCCTAGCATTATATAATCTTTCTAATATAACTCTTGCCACTGAATCTTTTTGACTATCAAATAAGGTATTATTCTTAGTTGTAATTTCAGTGCCGTTTGTTTTGATCATTCCTATTTTTCCAAGATAAGCAGATGGACAACAATTAAATTGCATTTGGATATTAGGGTACATTGATTTGAAGTCATAACATGATACAAATTTATAATATCCAGGAACTGGGGGCATTACGTATGCTCCGGCATATGTTGCATCCTCTTCATCGGATTTACTTTGATATCCTTTCTTAAGCATTTTAAGATTTGAATTCAAAAACTGACGACACATTAATACCTCAGTGATATGAACTGGGCTAAATACCTTATTCACTTCAACCTCTGCCACGTTTGCAGTAGAGAACGCAACCTCAAGTAATCCAAACTTATCTTCTAATAATTTTACTAGAATATTATCAATGATGTTATATAGTGTAAACATATAAACATCTTGTTGAAATTCTCTAAAGCTTTTGTATGGATGTTTTAACTTAGAAGTATTTAATGCTTTTGATGCAATATAATCAAGAGTATAATTCTCAACTACTTTATATGGCTTATATCCTGGATCAATAAATAGTTGCATATAATCCACAATTCCCATGTGAGTTGGTAATTTATGCCTTTTTGAGAAAGTTTTTCTAGAAGTCATATTCTTAAGTGAATCAACTCCAATTTTAGAAGTTCTATTCATTAAGTATTGCCAGTCAAAGTCTACAACATTCCATCCTGTTAAAAATGGTTGTCTAGGAGCAATTTGGTGAAAATAAAATTCTAGAAGTTCCTTTTCACTATTAAAAAACTTATGTTTGATTGTGAAATCTTGATCGAGTATTTTTCTATCTTTAGGATCATGTGGAATTGTATTTTTGAAATAATCATTCACCTCAACTTCCATTCTTTGAATATCATCGTCACTTAATCCATTTGGATGTTCTTCTGAATCCATAATTGATAGTACATAATTGACTCCCTCTTCATTACAAAAAGAAATCATACCAACTGGCATTTTAACCTCTTCTGGTTTTGGAAACTCATCACTTGTTAATTTAATCTCAATATCGATATAGTCCTTCTTTGGAAAATTTTCAAAATTATAGATTAGTGCTTTTTCATATGGAGTTAGCTTATCAATAATAAGTTCCTCTAGTCTAGTTCTAGCTAGCCACTTTGGATTAGATGATTCTTGTTTAATAAAGGTACCGTCCCAGTTTTTATACTGAGATGGACGGTTGTGTTCTACCCAATTAAATATCTCGTGCTCTGCTAGTCTCTTTCTAATATATGCTATTTTTCCATCAGCATCATAGTATGAGATCATTAAATCACGTTCTTGTACTTCTACGCCAATTATCATATATTAAAATTTAGGAATGAACATTTCATTTACATGACCACATGATGCACACGCAACTACTGGAATTGGTGTGATTGTATCGCGATCTGCTCCCGTTAAAAACTTAGATACTTTTTTCATCATCATTGCTTCTATGAATACATTACCTTCGCATTTTTCACATTTCACATCTTCTGCGTCTTTTAAATGATCGTTAGGTCCCGGTGATTGTGCTCCTTCTCCTCCGTTTGGATTATCTCCTTCTATGTGCATATTAATTAATTTTTTTAGTTACTGTGAACTTATTTGTTCATCAATTAGTTTATTATACTGTGATATGACTGCTCGGATCTTCAAATTTAGATATTTTTTAGGTTTATTATAGATTGTATTGAATAAATAATAAAAAATATCTTTGAAAAATGGCCGAAAGAAGGATCAATTTAAATAATTACAAGGCAAGTGGTGTATATACCATAGAAGTAGATGAAAGCGCAAACCTAGCACTTCCATTAACATCAGGGAGACTTGTAGTAGGTTCAAGTAGAGTTGGACCATTCAACACAATCGTTTTAATTAACGACTTAAAAACATTAAGAGCAGTATTTGGAGAAATAGACCCAAAACTAGAAAAAGCAGGTGGATATTTCCACAGATCAATCGAAGTAGCGCTTAGAGAAGGTCCAGTATTTGCATTAAACGTGCTTCCATTGGACACTGAAACAGATATTGATTTAAACCTAGATCAAGCAACGTTTACTACTTTTAATACAGAAGCATCAGCAAATAATGAGGATGAAAATCCTTTAACGAATCCAATAGTTAATTTCTTTAACAAAAGAAGATTATGGTTTGCAGATGCAGAAGAACTAAACAAAACTAAAAACTTAGCAACTGGAGATGATTTTATAACTAATCCAGGTGGATTTGGAAATTCATCAGTTGCTTCTAATAAATTATTATCATTTGTAAATACAGGAAAGAAAAACACAACAGTGTGGGTTAGAAAAGCAGCAACTACTGGATTTGATATCACGGCCAAAGAATGGTATAATACTATCGGTGGTGGAGAAGAAATTCAATTCCCAGCATATGTAAGTAATGATGATTTTATATCAGATTACATGGTTGAGGTAATGATGGTTAATGGAGATTGGACTAACTATTTAAAGTTATCTAAAGATCCTATTTACAAACAATTTTTTGATGCATCAGGATTAATTGATTCAAGATCAGCAGATTTCTTTGCATTAAGAGAAGTTATAGTTATCAGTAGAACAATTGGATGTTTAATTCCTGATTTTATAGATCAAACTGGAAACTCTATCTCAATAGATAGATTAGTTAATAGATTATTCCCAACTACTGGAATTATGTGTGCTATTGATGCAGATAAGCTAGATTTAATCGACCTTGAAAATACATCATTTAATGATATTGAAATAGATACTCATAGAATTGATACAGTTGGACACGGTTACGATGAATTAGTATATACTGCGGATGATGGTGGATTTGATTACACTGGAGCAGCTGCTTCTGCAACTCCATTAATTGACACATTGTCATACTGTAAACCGGCAGATGGAACATTAATATTCTCAGCTGAAACAGCTGAGACTATTGCAGAGTCAGTATTCTTAGCTGGAACTGGACTTGCATTAGGAGATACTAGAGTAATTACAGGAGGTACTAATGTATATATGATCGGAATGGCTGATTCTAAGCTATATGACGCATATGCTAAAGGATTTATCAGAAATGGTGATATTATCAATGATGGTGTCAATCAATATTATTTAAAAGTTGAAGATGAATTAACAGTAACAGTCGGTTCAGTAGAATTGAATTATATTAGAGTCTTTGCTTATGCTGATATCTCATTAATTAATAGAGTAGATATTAACTTCTACACAAATGGAACAGATGAGTACATACAAGTTGAGCCTGAAGATTCTGATGAATTTAAAAGGGTATTTGATTTAACAGATACTAGCTTCTTCTCAGATTATTCAGTTACACAACCAAATGTTATTACACTTGGAATTAATACATCAAACCCTGCTAATAAAGCAATTATTGATGAATTCCTTAAAGTAAACCATTATATTAAAGGTAAAGTTATTGGAGATACTAGAGATAGACTATTGAAGATTATATCTGTGACATCGTCACAACAATTATCTCCTGCTAGATTAGAATATGTTGTAACTACAATGGCACCATCAGTTAATGAAATTAGCGGAATAGATGCTACTGGAAATAACATACATGTTTATAAAGGAATTTCAAACTTTGTTAGAGAACTTAGAGGTCAGTATTTAAAAGGATTTAAAGTTAGAGAGGCATTATTGCCAAACTCAACTGCAGCTAGACAATCTGAGATACTAAGTTACTTATTTGACTTTACATCAATTCCACAAGCATTAGCTGGAAAAGAGGTAATTGATTTTAGATACGTTGTAGATACATACGAGGGAGAAATATCTTCTTCTAGTAAGTATTACCTATCTAAGATTTGTGCAATGCACGGTCAATCTATGGCACTTTTAAATGCACCTTCAATTAAACAATTTGAGCAATCAGTTGATCCTAGTTTTATTGATACTACTAATAAGTTGGTATCAGCTAGACATATTTCAACCGGAGGAGATTTAAGTCTTAATCCTAGCTTCAAGTTTGATTTTGCTGAAGAGGATGTAAATGGAGTTCCATTATCATCTTATTCAATGTTTAACTTCCCTAACTTAATTATAAGAAACGGAAATAGAAATATATCAGTACCACCAGCAGCATACATATCTAACCTATACGTTAGAAAATTCAGAAATGGTCAACCATTCTTGATTGTAGCCGGTGGAAAAAGAGGAGTTATTACAGATCCAGAATTAGTTGGAGTTGAATACGAACTTACTGATGAGGATAGAGCATTCTTAGAGCCAATTGGACATAACTTAATAGTTAAAAGAAGAGGATTTGGAACTTTATTGTTCTCGAATAACACGGCTTATCAAAGAATTAACTCGGCACTTAACAATGCTCACGTTAGAGATAACCTTTCTACAATTGAAAGAGACTTAGCTAGAATATTATTCAACTTCTTGTTTGATTTCAATGATGAAATTACAAGACTTAGAGTTAAGACAATAGTTGAAAACTATCTAGACGCAGTAGTTAGTGCAAGAGGATTAAGTTCTTATGACGTTATATTCGATAAGAGTAATAATGGAGATGAGGTAATTGAAAACAACGCAGCGATTATCGATGTATTGGTTGATTTCCCAAGAGGAATTCATAAATTCATTAATAGAATTACAATTACTAGAGTTGGTGGAGGATTAAGTTCAGAATCTACAGGATTTACACCAAGTTTCTAATTTAAAGATTAAAATATATACAGAAAAAGCCTAATCGAAAGATTAGGCTTTTTTAGTTATTATAAGAGGCTTATGGTGGTTCCCGCGGATAGCCATTACCATACTAACTACCTTCGAGTGTATTTCTACACTATTCTATTTTATTCACGTGGACATTACTCCTCAACCTTTTACGCATTATAATATCTATTCATATTCGTCAAGTTCGATATCGTTGATATCATCAAGAACTGCCATGATTTCATTTGACATAATCATGTAGTGTTTTTCACCCTTGTATCTAAGCTCTGCTCCAGCAAATCTATTGCATAGAACCAAGTCTCCAGGTTTTACTGCCATTTCATTATGATGTGTTCCATCTCCGCAGGCAACAACAGTACCAATATTCGGTCTTTTAACTGCCTTTTCAGGAAGCATAATTCCACTTTGGGTTTTTGTTTCTTTTTCGTTTGGTTTTATTAAAACTCTTTCGTATAACGGTTTCATATTATTGAAGGATTATTTTTTAAATTAGTAAATTTTTTAAAGCTGAATTTTGTAAACTCAGATCGTTTTATGTTAGCCTTGAGACTATCTTGGATCACACTCGGGAACAGTTTACTTGATAGTCTAATGATTCTAGTATTAAACAGAAAGTGTTTCCTGATGTCCTTTAATTGATCAATCTCAGATACCTTATTAAGGATGCTAATATGTTTAACTACAAAATTAATAAAGGTTTCATCTAATGCATCTAATAAATCAATTGATTTTGTACCGAATTCACTTGATATGATCTCGATCAATTTCTTAGTCTTAGTAGGTGTCATTTTGTCCATTTTAGGAATATTATCCTTTTTATCTCCTCTAAATATTTTAGTGAAGACATCTGCTACTGGATCTATTACATACTCTACATAATCTTTGCTTTTAAAAGCGTCTATTGTTTGAGTAATTGTGGATTCCGCGACATGTGATTCGTTCAATGAAAAGAAGTTATCTTCTTCATCATCTGCAAAATCTGGATTAAATTCCATAGGAACACAGATCTTCTTATGCTTACGTTGTTGTTTTGGATAAATTACGATTACATTTTTTCTAGAAGAATATGTAAGCTGAGCAATATCTCCATCTACTGTGTAAACCATTACATCAGTATTTAACATTTCACATAAATATGCGATTATGTCATCTCCTTCAGTTCCAGGTATTCTGTAGTAATTTACTCCTGTCTCTCTTACAATGATTGGGGCAATTTCATTTTGAAAATAATCAAAAAATAGATAGATTTTATTATCCTTTTTTCTATTGCCTTTATATACAAACTTATCAGGAGATGCTGATGAATCTCCAGAAGATCCGCTATCGAAATACTTTTGAATAAAGTCCTTTCTCCAACTTCTAGAATCAAATGCTAAATGCACCCGACCGATTCGTTTACCAGCGGGTGCAATTAGTGAGTAGAAATAATTTAAACAGAAATTTCTAAACTGTACTTTAATTTGGTCCTTTAAAATAAATTCACCCTCATTTAAAATGTCTTCAACGTAATATTGAGTTCCTATTGTTTTATCTCTAAAAGCAATATTCCTCGATACACTAATCGCTACATTTAAATAAGCATTTCCATCTATTACAAAGTCCATATTGCGTCATTTATGATTTAGTATCTTCTGATGCAACTGGCTCTGCATCGGCAGGAGCAGCTTGAGCTGAACTTCTTTTAATTTTCTTAATTGCTTTAGCAACTAGCTCAGACTCATCTAGATTATATAATCCTTTAGCTTGTGCATAGTTTGCGCTTGCAATAAGAACGAACATTGCTTGATTCACATCTAACTTAGACAAGAAGTTTTCATAATCCTCATCGTTTGTATAGGAAATAGTTCCTAATAGGATATTCTTCTGCTCTTGTTCTTGTTCGGTTGTCTTTTGTGCAGTTTCGTTAGCTGCTTCTTTTTTCTTTGGTGCCATATTAATATGATTTATTTTTATATGTATTACATTTCTTCAAATAATGAGTCATACTCATCTTTTTCAGATGCTTTATCTGATTTAGCTTCTGGCTCTATTGGAGTATAATCTGATTTAGTATCTGATTTCTCAGATTCAAACTTAACAGGCTCATCAATGATATCGCTAGATGGTGCAGATGCTACATGTTTTCCTGATAATTTAGCAAGAATAGTTTCTTTCATTTTATCATCCTTAGTTCTATCAAGAACTCTATCCAATACTGGACGTGGTTGAATTAAAGATACAATATTTTCTGCAACTTTATCAAATTGTTCATCAGTCCATTCTCTGTGCATATAGTCTTCAAGTGAAGGTGTATTCTTTTTCAAGAATTCTTGTACTAATCTAACAGATTTTTCATTGTTCTCTGTAACTACAGAAGTGTCTCCTATCTTAAATACGAAAGGTGTAACATCATCCATGAATTTACATTTAGTCCAATCTCTAAAAATCTTAGTCTTTTTACCAACTACACATAAGAAATCTTTTCCTTTTAAAAGGTGATATGGATTTACAGATTCAGCAGTTTCGATTAATTCACTTTCTTCAGGGTTAATTTGACCATCAATAATTTGATTGATCTGAGATGAGAATTTAAAGAACTTGATGGTTCCTTCTAATTCTGGCTTTTGTGGATCTTTCTTGATATATACTGGAGACATATTAGTATGCCATCTTGAAAACGAGTCTTTTAGTTTTTTATGTAATTCTGGTTCCTCTTTCTCAAGTCCTTTAATTACGGTTTCTATATCCCAAAGGATAGAAGGTTGTCCAACATTAGATGGGCAATCTACATAGGTTGCTTCTTTTGTTAGTGGGTTGTAAAATTTAGCAGAATACTTAGTATATTTGCTTAATTTCTTGTCGTGGATGTAAGGTAAAAATCTGAAAACAGATTGATATTTTCCACCAAATGCGTTTGGATCAGGATTGTAAATATTCTCATCCGTCTTTCGTTCGTACGATGTTTTAGGCTTAAAACCTTCATCTGGTAAATCAAAAAAGTCACTCATAGTTAATTATTATTTTTTAGTTGTTTTTAATATTTATATTATACTTATTTGTTGGTATAAGTTTCACCATTTTTGAAAAAAAAAGGATAACTTTTATGGTCATCCTTTTTTTATATTGTCAATCCTGTATTACTTTCCAGCAATTTCTTCTCTAAGACTCTTAGCTCCATCTTTGATAGTTGCCATTGTTTTAGAATTAGTTGGATTATGGATCGTTTTTCTGATCTCTTGGAGAGACTTTCTAATACGTCCACCAGCGCTCTTTACGCCTTTGTCGAAGAACTTTTCTACGTCACCACTTGCTTCAATCTCAGCGATGTGATTATCGATGTCTCCAAATACTGAAGCTTTTGCTTCTTCTACTGTTGCTTTAAATTGTTCAAAACTATTCATATTCATTAAAATTTAGTATATTATACTAGGGAATAGTTATTGGTTTTAGATAGAATCAACTATTTTATTCACTCTCGGGTTATTAGTGTCAATTAATGCATCTGGATAATTCTCTAGGGCATGTATCATCCATACTTTAAAGACCTCTTCATATTCGCGTTCTGTTAACTTATCGTCCTCTACAAAGGGTAGTAGATATTTATCGAATAGTTCATCCAGATTAGATCCTTCTACCTTACTTCTCTCATACATTCCTATTACCATAGATTCAATCTCGTCTGGTAACATAAAGTATTTAAAGCTTGAGTTTGCTTTTGATCTATCTTCTCCAGAACTAGGTCTAACATTAAATGGGTCTCTATTCCATCCAACTTGATCGGTGTGATTTACTTCGTGAGCAATTATATCCGTTAATTTATACTCCAATTCAGTGTATAAGTCAGGCTCACGTTCCGGATTTATAATTAATGTTATGATTATTTCTGGAATAATTAAATCTGTTTTATTAATATGAGCATTTGCATCAAGTGCAAATCCATATTTTTTAAAGTTTATTTCCTCCCATTGTAATTCTTTAAAATGTTTATCAGTTTCAAAATCAGGAGACGATGTTTTCTTAACTTGTATTACTAAATCAAATGAATTATCGCCACTGTATTCTAGTTCTCTAATTTCAGTATATGAATTGTCATTTGCATCTATTTTCTTAAGTATTTTAATTACATCCCTTGAATATCCTAAACTAGGAACATCAATTGATTCACTTTCGTTAATAAATTCGTTAAATCCTTTTATTCTCATTATTTAGTTATTATGAATGTTACATCTACTGAATCAGTACTAGGTACCTTATCACCAGGAGAGAAAATAACTTCTGTATCTTGAGTTTGTTTTCCTTCCATACCTGATTGAATTGCATGTTTAAATTTCTCAACGTGTTTCTTATCCTCTGGTGTAACTGCGTCCTTGGTACCTGCAATATAATCAAACATCGCTTCTCTCTTTACGTTAATTGCACTTTTTGCAAGTCCTGTTGTTTCCTCATCAACATACGTATCAATCCATTTTTCTAGATCTTCTTTTTTAATATTATATGTTGAATATCTTTTAGATGTGCTTCCATCTGGATATCTATAATCTATATCTTCATCGCCGTCTATAAATAGAACAGTATATATTGGTTCAGCAGGCGCAGCGGCAGCTCCGTCTACTGGCATAGCTCCTCCCATGTCTTGTTCAGCAATATAATTAGAAAAGTATTTTAAGTGTTTTAAATTTTTAGTCATCTTAAATTCTTTTTTATTATTTATCATAAGAAAGCCCTCAAATCGAGGGCTTTCTTATGTTTACAGTTCCAAATAAACTCTTTATAGTAGAGTAATGTTATCCAATCGTCATTTCTCATATTATATTAATTCAGTATCAACTGTGATCTCTATATTTTCTCCTTTTATTGTTAATTTCTTCATATATTACTTATTTTATTTATCTAAAATATGGCGGTTTAAAGTGTATTATGCGTGGCAACACTTAATGGATTTATCCACAGCGACTATTTCCACAAGACATACAGGTTAAACAGCCTTCCTTATATTCAAGAGACTCAGATCCACATTCATTACATTCTTTTCCGGATTGAAGTGTACCATCTTTGATATACTTTTTGATCATTCGTTTAACTCCTGCTTTCCAAGTACTTATAAATTCTCCATCTAAGTTTAATCCGTCTAATAAATCAATCACATATGGTAAAGGCATTCCGTGTCTCAATATAGCAGATATAGTCTTAGCCATATCATAATATCTGTCATCAAATGCATGATTTAAACTAGGAATTCTGATATCATTTCCGTTTTTATCAGAATAGATGAAGTCATAATTAGATTTTCCATCTTTTCCCTTTGTTCTTTTAATAATTCCATTCTCGACATATGATGGTATAGGAAAATTATCATGGTTTCCAGTAAATACCTCATATGGCTTTCCATCTAATTCTCCAATAAATCCTACCCATTTTTTTCCTTTATTCATAAACGTCAACACTGATGTATTTAGTGACTTAGGTCTCTTAGGTGCATGATGTTCTGTGAATAGTGCATCTTGTTCTTTTTCTTCTTTTGAAATTAGAACTCCAGATCTTGATCCGTCTCTATATATAGTACATCCTTTACATCCATGTTTCCATGCTGTTATATACACATCATTTACTAAGGCTTCATCTACTTCCTCTGGGAGATTCACAGTTACTGATATTGAATGATCTACCCATTTCTGAATTGCTCCTTGCATTCTTACCTTTTCTACCCAATCAACATCGTTAGCCATTCCTTTGTGATACGGTGACTTTTCAGTTAGATAATCAACTACATCATCTGGAAGAGTTTCCAATGGAGTTTCTTTATGTTCTTGTGGAATATATTTATGTCCAGTAATTTCGATCCATTGTTTAAATGCATGGTGAAATACGTTGTATTCTTCCCAGTGGTCTCCTACGTCATCAACGAATACGGCGTTGGAATTTACATCATTTGGGTTTACTTTCTTACGTCTTCTATAAGCTACCATAAATGCTGGTTCGATTCCAGAAGAAGTTTGTGCCATTAATGAAACTGTTCCAGTTGGGGCAATTGTGAGTAGAGCGATATTGCGTCTACCGTATTTCATTAAGTCCTTATATAACTTTGGATCCTCCTCTTTAATTCTATTTAAAAATGGATGATTTTGTTCTCTAGCTGGATCCCATATTTTGAAATGTCCACGCTCTTTAGCAAGAGTATTAGATGATCTAAATACCTCTAATGCATATGTTTTATGAACGCTCTCAGCAAATTTTGTAGCTTTCTTAGTTCCATATGTTAATCCTAATGCAGCTAACATATCTCCCTCTGCAGTAATACCCACTCCAGTTCTTCTACCTTCCTTACATTTCTTTTGGATTCTAGTCCATAGTTCTATCTCAGTTCTCTTTGTGGTTTGAGATTCTGGATCACTTTTCAATTTGTTTAGAATTCCATCGATCTTTTCAACTTCTAGATCAACGATATCGTCCATCATTCTCAATGCATATTTTGCATGCTCTTTAAATAATTCAAAATTGAATGTCGCATTTTTAGTAAACGGATTTTCAACATATGATAATAAGTTCACCGCTAATAATCTACATGAATCATCTGGACATAGTGGAATTTCTCCACAATTTTTAACTGTTATGCCAGATGATGTAACAAAATTATCATCTTCATTAGAAGTTATGATGTTATAATTATTATTATCATCTACTGTAATATTATAAACATCCTCATATCCATGAAATTCTACGGATACTACTTTATGATTAGATGCCACTTGATTTTTAAAATTTGAAAAGTCACCAAACCTAAAATCATTAGCTAAATCTTGAGGAAGTTTACGTTCTTTAGCATAAGCCATCCATAATCTTTTAGTTATCTTTCCTTCTCTATCAAATAGTATTTTACCATGGTCTAGTATTTCAGAATTAGTAAAACCAGAATATTTAGGATTAGATTCACCAGGATGAGATGCAAAGTTAAACTTTTGCTTATCTGTCATATTATGGTATGGATTATTAGATCCCATCATTAAATCTGCATGTAATCTTCTATGATCCTCATGTAACATTTTTTCTAAATTATCATTTGAATCATTTTTATTATTAAAATCAATATGATGTATTGCATATTTCTTAGAATCTATATCTCCGTTATTAAATCTATAAATTTCTCTATATTGTCTTCTATTTGCAAATCTTCCACCTGATAATCTTGCTCCTATGTTAGATATTTGTCTGTAGTTATTAGAATCAAATGAGTAAAATGGAGATATAGATTGACCTGGAGTAAGATCTTTAAGATTAATATATTCTAATGTTTTAGTTAATATCTTATGATCGGGCGTAGCTATTAATTGACTACCATCATCTAGTATTAGCTTCCATACTTCTTTATTAGCTCCAGTTTTTCTAGGATTTCTTCCTGTTTTTATTTGAATTTGGCCAGTATTAGAATCAGTTGAATATACTTGAACATCTTTACCTTCTTTAGTAAGTTGTTCAATTGATACTGCATTTCTACCATCTGCCGTCGCAATTAGAGTAGATCCTATTATACATGGATTAGTAGAAACAGTTTTATATCCTAGATCAGCGTATCGATCAGGTAGAGATTCTCTAATTATCTGATCCCAAAATAAAACACCAGGCTCAGCTGACTTCCAGTTGTTAGCTACAATTTTATTCCAAATTGTATGTGCATCTACTTCTTTAGTAACTGATGGATTATCAGAATCAACTGGCCATTGTTGTGTATATTTACCGTTTCCAGTAACAGCTTTCATGAATTCATCATGTGCTTTAATAGATACGTTTGCTCCAGTAACCTTTGTTCCATCTAATTTAGCATCGATAAATGCTTCAGAATCTGGATGCTTGATAGACATTGAAAGCATTAATGCTCCTCTTCTTCCATCCTGTGCAACTTCCCTTGTTGAATTAGAATATCTCTCCATAAATGGAACAACTCCAGTTGAAGTAAGTGCAGAGTTATTAACTCTACTTCCACCTGGTCGAATTGCTTCAAGTGTATGTCCAACTCCACCTCTACGTTTCATTAGTTGAACTTGTTCTTGATCAGTATTCATAATTGCTCCATATGAATCTGATGGACCATTATGTCCTATTACAAAACAATTAGACAAAGATACAGTTTGGAAATCGTTCCCAATACCACTCATTGGAGATCCTTGAGGTATAATATACTTGAAATCTTTAATTAGTGACAGGATGAGCTCGTATGACATAGGGTTATCATATTTTTGCTCTATTCTTGATATCTCAGATGCAATTCTTACGTGCATTTCATCAGGTGTAGATTCATAGATATTTCCATCCGAATCTTTTAATGCATATTTATTAACCCATACACTAGCTGCTAAAGTATCTCCATTGAAATATTTCTCAGATGCATCAATTGCCTCTTCTAGTGTATATGTAGTTAAATTTTCTTTTTTAGCTTTAAGTGTATCTTCCATCGTTTTAATCATTTTTTATTTTGTTCCAGTTGATCCAAATCCTCCATCTCCTCGATCTGTTACTAAATCACCAAACATATCCTCTTCACTAACTCCTTCTTCAACTGTAACATAGTTTACAGGTAAACATAATAGCTGAACTATTTTATCTCCTGGATTTATTTGCTGTGGGTCTTTTCCTACGTTTTTAAGGTCTATATGGATTTCACCTGTATAATCTTCATCAATCACACATGCACCAACCATTAAATTTTTATTTGCTGCTATTCCAGACTTGTTCATTGCGACTAGTGCGTAACCATGTGGAACTCTAGCTTTTATTCCAGCTGGAATAAAAGCAGATTGTCCTGATTCAAGTACTATAACATCTTGATCATTAGGAACGAATAAATCTATTCCAGCTGAACCACCAGTACCTCTTACTGGCATCTTTACATCTTTAATTCTTAAAATTTTCATATTTATTTGTATTTACAGTTTTTACGAGACTACGCTGCCACCTAGTTAGGTGGCAGCTAGTGCTCTATTTTATGTTGTTAAAAGTTGAGTAAATTTCCATGTTCGAATTTATTTATCAGTTCTAAATTAATCAGATTCTACAAATTCGAATTTTAAATTTTTATTTATTGGATCTACCTTAGATACCTTTACCATTGGGTAATGATTCAGGTTTCTTTCTAGATCTCGTCTTCGCATAGTAACATTAAATGATTCACCATCTATGTATATACTAATTGAATTATTTGAGGAATCTACTTCGTATTCGAAGATTTCTCCTTCGGTTCTAGATCTAAGTTGGTCCCATCTTTTCTTTTCAGAATCAATCGTATCAGGATCAAGTGTTAATACAATACGGTATTGAGGTCCCTTTTTAGTAACGTTTTTGATATAGAAATCAATTTCATCACCAGCTTTAAGTGTTGATTTAACTTCATTGTAATTTTCAAACTCAGAAGAGTGAATTAATCCAGTGTAATATCCTTCAAATTCTACAAATACTCCAAAGTCATATGGACGATTAGTTAACGTTCCAGTATATTTTTTGCCAAATTGCAATTCACTAACCATTAATGGCATAGATTTTTGAATATACTTTTTATAAGATAATATGAATAAATCATTTGACCTATCGTAATTATCTACCATTACATTTAAAGTTGCTCCTAGTAATTTAGAAAAATCTCTAATTACGTTAGCACCTGCATGAGATCCTGGAATAAAGCATTCTACTGTATCTTTATACATAGCAACATATCCACCCTTTATCAATTTCTTGATTTTAACCTCAAACCATGTTTTATTTTCAGCATGTTCATGGAGTTCATTAGCATAATTTATAGATACGCATTTCTTCTGTGATCCTATAAAACTTCCACTTCTATCGGTTCTAATAATCATTACATTAAAATCAACCTCGTTTCCTCCTTTTGAAAGATCTTCAACAGAAAATGCATATTCATTAAATGGAATTATGATTTCTACACCAGAATCACGCTCTGTTGCTTTAATGTATTTGTCATCAAATGATATTTGATTTGCAGTAACATCGTATATTTGACCAAGGGTCAAATCCTTACATGCATGTAAGTTGTTACCACTATCATGCTCATACTCCTTCATATTATCATATAACTCCTGAGCATAGGGTTCTTTGCAATATATTTTGATGCCTGCTTTAGCATCCTCTTCTGTTACTTCAACACTAGTATTGTACTTACTACCGTGATTATCGAAAAGGTCTTCTACCTCAGCAGGGTTATTTTTTTTCGTATCCATATTATTATTTTTTATATAAGATTATACTACGGCTAAATTCTTTAGTTTTCTAATTTTACAAATAAGATCTAAAAAAGCCTACTTGATCTGCTCCTGTCTTAATAAACTCATCTAAGAACACAAGAAGTAGTATATTTTTAGCAGTTAGTCTTTCCCATGGTGGGATATCATCTGCACTTAAAATTGGATGAATTCCTTTAATCGAATCTGATACGCCAGCTACCCCGGCTCCTGCTACTAATAGTCCAGCGATTGGATTATTAACGACCGGAGAAAGTGCAGTTTTCAATATACTAGACGCTGTCTGTACTGCTTGTTCGTTTATTACGAATTGAGATTCAGATTTAGGCATTGAGAACTTTAATTGTCCTTTTGCTATGAATAGGGCTTCTGCAACTTTACCATATGGTGGAAAATTAAATACTGTACTTTCTAGAACATTTAAATCTAATCCCTTTCCAGATTTAATATGCGGAGCATTTATAATTGCATAGTATGGTTTCAATGCGTCTTCTAATTTGTCAGTCATCGAGTCTATGAATTTTTTCATAAACGATTTTATATCATTTGGATTAGCATATATAAAATCTGTATCTAGGGTTTGAGCATTTTTAGACAGTAAATTATCATTTAAATATTCTTGAATAGCAGATTTAATAATAGGTTTCACAATTGATGAATTAATTGATGTTTGTCTATTAAGTTGCTGTTTTGCTAAAATTTGAGGAAAACTAGCCTGTGGCATCGATAATGATCCGAGTATTCCACTAAACATATCAGTCCCTGCTTGTAAATTTAATTCTGGTTTAGGAATAGATAAAGATGTTGGTATTGCTATTTTGACAATATTTAATAGTCCAAGTCGCATATCCCTAGATGAAATATTAGTCTTTCCTCCAAACATTGATTTTAGCTCAGCCTCTGACATATTGTCGATTATATCTTTAACTAATCCTACTCCCTGTGATATTGCTACATCTACTAGTGGTGGAAATGGAAATCCAATTGAAAATGGAGGTTTAGGACAACATTTAGCAAATGGATCTATTGATATACTCACACCTGCTAACGATGATATTATAGCTGGGGTAAGTGATAGTGTTTGTTTAACTCTATCAGATTCCATTGCTTTTGATAGTGATCCTTGTGTCTTATCAAGTTTCTCTTTTGCTTTAGCTTGTTCCTCTTCACTTTTAGATTTTGATGCTTCTACTTCATCATTTGCATCTCTGAGCTTATTAGTAGCGGATCCAGAATCAACAGGCATAGATCCTTTTCCTTTTGTTTTATCTGCAACTTTATCTATTGCAGTCTTCATCAACTCTCTTATTTTATCTATATCTTCATTTATATTTATAGTTATAGATCCTATTGCAGATTCAATATCTTGTTTATATTTTGCAATACTAACACTGAACATGTTTTTAACAGTTGCTGCTTGATTTGATACGAATTCCTTTTCGTTACTACTTGCCATTTCATCAGCTTTATTCTGTGCTGCATCTGTTGTCTCTTGATTAGGATTAAGTTTATCAGGCTCCTTTGGAAGTATAACCTTAGGAAATGTTATTTTATCAAAGTAATCAAGTAAATCTTCAATATATGCATTTACTTTATCGTCAATATTTAATCCATCAGATTTAAGCTTTTCATTTATTTCTTTAACTTTAGAAGTTTCACCATTTTCCATGGCTTTTAATTTTGCAGCTTTAAGTTCTTCTCTTCTTTTAAATGATCTCTCTTTTAGTTTATTAATTCTAGTAACTACTGGTTTACCAAGATCATCCATTGTTTTGAATATTTTCTTCTTGATATTATCAATCATCTCTTCTAATTTCTCTCCCTTATCTGCAGCTTCTTCCATTTTAGTAGACTCGGGTTTTGCTTTATCAACTGCTTGTTTTTTGATATTCTCTATTTCTTTTTCTGCTTTATATATTCTAACAGAATCTCCTGATGCTCTTGCCTCATTTAATTTTTGTTCTAATATTCCTATTCTTTCTTTTTCTTTTTCAGTTAATAATTCATCTGGTTCGAGAGTTGGAACCTTAGAGATATCTAATTTAGACTGGACTGACAACGGAATTTTAATAATTGGTTTTATAAGTTCATCTTCAGAATCAGATCCGAATTTCTCAGAAGATCCTCTAACTGTAATCAAATGTTGTTTATATCCAGAAGCTGACAGAAAAAATACGACTGGAGATATAAATATCCCGTTCACATTTAAAAATGTAACTAACACTCCAAGTGGAGTAGATATTGCAACTAATGGAACCCATACTTGAGGTAAAGGTATTTTAATTAATTTAGCAGGAGTAGGTATTATTAATCCAACTGGCCAATATCTAAATGTGCTAGAATTTTCAGGAATTGGAAATAATCCTTGGACTGTTGCTAATTTTGCAAATTCCTTCCAATAACATAGCTGACTAAAATTAGGAAGTGATGTATCAATTCCATCTATACTTTCAAAAAACGGATCACTTCCTAAGACTGATTTTACGTCTGCACATGGATCCTCTTCATCTGGTCCTGAAATTCCTGCAGCGGTTCCTGGATTCTCAATTTGAGCTTCCATATTACCAAAACATTTTTCATTCTTTTCCTTTAGTGATGTTTTTATTTTTTCTGCAGTTGGAACATCTTCTAATATTTCTTCTATTCTACTAATTTCATCTTCTAAATCAGCAATTCTTTGAGTGAATATTATATTAGCGTTATTAACTGCTTCAATTACGGTTTGTGATCCATCATACATTCCGGTTCCAACCGTTTTAGTACTGCCATCTGGATTAGTAACTTGAGCAGTTCCAGATTGATTAAATAAATTAATTCTTCCAATAGACAATAATATTTCTACGTCTTGTCTTGCGACCAGTTCGATTTGAGATTTAACTGATGATAGTTCAGATTCAATTATCTGCTCTCTAATTTGTTTGCGTCTAGCTTTGTAGTTTTCATCAAATTCCTGATAAAAATCTTGAAGCCTATCTAAATTACTAATAAAATATTCAGTTCCGTTTTCTTTTTTAGTTTGTAAATCTTGGTCTTCTAATCTTGGATCAAGATGTATAATATCAGATGTTAATCCTCGCTCTTCTAATGTAAAAAAGTTATTAACTGGATCTTCAAATAAATTATAATATCGTGTATATAAACTTCCTCGTGAATTAAAGTCTTCATTTGCAGGTATATTTCGTATTTCATAACCAGGTCCATCGTTAAAAAATGAATTTTTAAGTAGAAGATGATTATCTTTAATCATAAAATCCTCTTTATATATTGACTTTTCTCCAGTGTTTACGTTAAAGTTTTCCTTATCAAGTGAAATCGAGAATAATTCTTGATATTTAATATCAAATCCGACTAGTGGGTTTGATATAACATCAGTAAAGTCTCCAACTGGAGATTTAACATCTAGTGATATATACTCAGAATATCTTTCTAGACCAGTATTAATTGAATTTATTGTGCTGTTTGATAATGTGTTTTTAATCTCACGTACCAATTCAAGACGCCTAGTTGAACTTGCATTATCTGCAACACTAGCATATCCGTTAATTATACCATTTGTCATCATTGGATATTTGGTTTCAGCTCCTCTTCTTAAATTCTCCTGTTTATTAAATTTAATTTCATTTGCATTTATTATTCCCTGAAGTCTTATTATTTCATTTTCAGCAGCTTCTATTATATCTGAATTAGGATTATCTAGGTTCTGTTGGTAACTTATTCTTCTCTGTTGTTTTGGAATAAGGTTATTTCTATGATAGTCAATGTTATCTCTAAGTCTTTTCTGTTCAGCTAGAATAGGAGCAAATTCACCAATAATTATTGCCATTCTATTTGCACGTTCTTCATAATAATATTTTAATGGAGCTAGTGTGTCTTGTAGCTCATATAAACGATTTACTATAATATTATATTCAGAATGTTTGTCTAGTTTTTCTTTTACTTCCGCGTTAACTTCTTCTACTGATTCAAGACAATCTTCGCCATTAAAAATCTCCTTCTTATTATCTTTGATTGTGATTGGAGATGGATCTATATTATCAGCAGGAGCTCCTTGGTCACTGCATGATATATCTTCTAAGTTAGTTACAATTGGTGCAACGGATGATTCACCTTCACACTTTGAAACTTCAAGCAGGTGCTCTAATTGTTTTTGTGTAAAATTATTATTAATTTCCTCTACTGGTAATCCAGTGATTGTTGCGATTTCATTTATTAATTGGTCTAATGATGATGCCACTTTTATTCTTATTTATTTAAACACAAAAGCCCTCGTTAAGAGAGCTTTTGGTTGAGAAAAGGTAAAGAAGTAAGTTATGCTTCCTTAACAGTTGGTTCTTCAATTAATACACATTCAGTAGTAATTAATAAACCAGATACAGATGCAGCATTTTCAACGGCTGATTTTGTAACCTTGGCCGGATCAATAATTCCCTCTTCGATCATATTTACATATTTACCGTTTCGAGAATCATAGCCATTTGTATACTCATCTGTTAGATTCATGGCAATAACTTCTGAATTAATACCAGCATTTTTAAGAATCATGTTGAACGGTTCCTTACATGCTTTAATTAGAATATCTACTCCGATATGCTGATCGTTTTCAGTTACAGTATTATCGTTTTCAATTTCAATAGAAGCTCTATATAGTGCAATTCCTCCACCTGGAAGTATTCCGCCATCAACTGCAGCTTTAGTAGCAGCAAGTGCATCGTCAACTCTATCTCTTTTTTCTTTTAATTCAATATCGGTGTAAGCTCCAATTCTAAGAATCGCAATTCCACCTTCTAATTTAGCTAATCTTTCTTTTAACATTAAGATTTCAGATTCATCAGTTTGAGCAGAAATTTGAGATTTAATCTCTTGTATTCTAGCATCAATTGCCTCTTTAGATCCTCCTCCGTTTATCACAGTTGTAGATTTCTCAGATACTATGATTCGATCTGCTGATCCCATTATGTTAGCAACTTTAGTTGGATCTATATTTGAAATATCATGTCCTTCTAATTCAGATAAAACTCCAGCTCCTAACACGGCTGCTATATCTTTCATTTGATCAGACTTTGATTTTCCATGACCCGGTGCTTGAACTGCACATACATCAAGTATTCCATTTGATTTATTCATAACTAATGCCTGAAGAGCATCTCCTTCTATTCCGCTTGATATAATCATAACGGGTTTCTTCTTGGTGTTGGCTAATTCAAGTACGTGGATTAATCCCTTAAGTCCTTTTATTTTTCCATCGTACATAAATACCAATGGGTCTTCTAAATTAACTTCCATCTTACTTAAGTTGTTAATAAAATAAGGAGAAAGATATCCACCAGCAAATGACATTCCTGACATTATCTCTAGATATGTTTCATGAGTTGGAGAGTTGTCAATAGTAATAACTCCGTCGTTTCCAACTTCAGCCATTGCCTTTGCAATTATTCCACCAATTATTTTATCTCCGTTTGCTGAAATTGTAGCAACTTGTTCAATTTGAGAATTTTCTGTAATTTTAATACTGTTTTTCTCTAGATTATCTTTGATTTGTTCAAGTGTCTTATCTATTCCTAATTTGATATCCATAGGATCAAATCCTGCCTCAATCATCTTAATCCCCTCGGTCAATATAGATTGAGCCAATACAGTAGCGGTAGTAGTACCATCACCTGCTTCAATCGCAACATCAGCGGCAACGGTTTTAACCATCTGGGCTCCTAGATTCGCAACTGGATCTTTTAAGAATACTTCTCTTGCAACACTCACTCCATCTTTAGTGATAGCATATTGATTAGCTCTACCAAGAACAACATTACGACCTTTAGGTCCTAGTGTTACTTTTACTGCGTTAGCTAATGCATCAACTCCCTCTTTAAGTTTGTTACGTGATTCGCTGCTAAATGTTATTTGTCTTGGATTCATATTAATAATTATTTAGTTTATTATACAAGTACATTAGATAAAAGTTTTATAATACGAAATTATTTTTCTCAAGAAATTCTCGAAGTCTATCTCTCAAATCTAAAGTTTTGTATAGTTTTGGTTTATCTGGACCAACCCATACTAGAAATCCACCTTCAGTTTCAAAACCCTGTTCTTCTAACATTAATCTATACATACTGATTTGAATTGAATATCCATTTAGATTATTATCCCATAGATCTTCAAATGGATATAATAGTTTCTGACGGCGACCATCTTTATGATCATCATCTGTAAATTTTTTATTTGTTTTCCAGTCTCCTACATAGAATTTACCGTTCATGTAAAATAGAACGTCAAGTGTACCAGCAATTCCCCATTTTCTTGAAAATATTCTAAGTTCTTGATGTTTTGCTTCTAATGAATGTAAGCGTTCTTCATATACCCTTTTGAACTTTTGAACTCTGTCATATATACGTTCTTCCCACGTTCCCATTGGATCATGTCCACCTACTGATTCCATTAAATCTAATGTAGGTTCCTCTGGGTTTTTACCATTATAATAGTCTTCAATCCATTCATGGACAAAAGTACCAAGGTCCGTTCCTTCCTTTGCAGTAATGGCCCATTCTTCAAGAATAGCTTCTCTTGTTGTCTTTCTAGATTTAGCAACATATCCAGCGATTCTATAAGAATCAAAGGGTTTTTTAAACTGACTAATAAAACCGGAAACCGATTCAAATAATTGAACCGGCTTTCCGGTTTCAGGATTTATATAAGTATATTGGTGCGCTTCTGGATCAAATTTAAAATTTGGATCCTTAAAATATTCTAACTTATCTAACATTAATCGATTTGACTCTCAAATCCATCTAGTTGATTGAGTCCTGACATTTTTAATAATGCTTCTGCTAATGCATACACATCTCTTTCGCAATACTTTGCAATTCTTGCATATTCTTGGTTTTTCCAGAATACTCCACTAACTTCTTCTCCTCTAATATCATCCTTTGGAGAATCTAATCCAAGAGCAGTCATTATTAATTCAAGTGAAGCAAAACCCTCCTGCCATGCTCCAAAGCTCCAATTGTCTGAAGTATCGATGAATGGCATTTCCCATGGTTTCTTATTATGAACCTGTAAATATTCAGGAAGCTTATATCCATTTATTAATAATCTCTTACACATAACTGGAACATCAAATCTCTTGACATTATGACCAGTCATTTTGAATTTATTAAACTTAATAGCTACGTTTTCAATACCATCGAGTATTTCCCTTTCATCATTTCCATAATATGATTTTATAATCATAGACGGTGTGAGTCCATCCCATGTTATTCTTCCAAATGAAGCACATACTATTCTGTTAAATTCAGGAACAAGTGCTGCTTTATCATCATATAATTCAGCATCTGATTTTTCTCCATTATCTTCTGGCCATCTACTTCTTAGATATTCACATCTCTTTGCCCATAGCTTTCCCATTCTAGGATTAGCTGATTCTAAAGCTTCTAAGTTTTTGTATTCTGATGCTGTTTCTAAATCAAAGAAAAGCATTCCCTTTAGTTCGTCTTGTGTGTACATTTTATATTGTTTTATTTTTTACTTTAAGGTATTAAAATTACTTCTCCTATTGTTCCACTTACATTACATGACACTGTTGAGTTGTCTATAATTCCATTTTCTCCAGTAAGCTGGAATACTGCACTATATGTTATTGTTGTATTTGCAAAATGATCAGATATTTGTTTTCTACATTCTATCGATATAGATCCTCCACCTGCTTCTAATTCTATAACAGATAATGTAATAGGAGAATTATCCCATGTTGTATCTCCTAATCTTCTATATTGCCATTCTGATATTGATCCATTTGTTACTGAATCAACTTGTAATTCCAATGGTAAATTAAATATTCCAGAATAATTAACAGTTAATATACCAGTTGAAGTTTCAGTAAAAGATCCAGAATCAAAATCATAAGATCCTAAATCAAGAGTATGAGGAGAAAGATTGGCAGTTGGTACAAATTCTGTACTATATGGAATAAACTCAACTCCAACTGGAGTAAAATTATCCTTTTCAGTTCCTATAAAGGATCTATATAGCCATCCACCAGGAACACGCTTAACAGTATTATATCTGTCAATTTCTAATTCTTCATGAAGGCCTATTGTATATATTGTAGACATTATCCTTTATTATTTTCTTCAACTACATCATCTGTAAGTTCAGGTCGAGTTGAAACTGCTCTTCCTTCCATTTTCTCCCAGTCTTTATTTTGACGTACAATCATATTAGTAATTGACGTTCCAGTAATAGTAGGAAGACCTAGATTCATTTTTTGAGCTATATGTAAGATTGCGTTGATATCTTTTGGAAAACAATTATGTGTAATTATTCCACTTTTATTTTCTATCCAAAATAAATCATCTTCTGAGCTATTGGTTTTTAATTCTAGATTATATACATAATCATCAAATGGTACTTTTTCTATTTTTTGTATTTTCATATTTATAGTTTTATTTTTGTTAAGGATTCAAGTTCTTCCTTTAATATAATTCTAATTTCATTTCCCTGTTCACTAAGAGCTTCAAACTTTTCCATCTGAAGATTATAGTGATATATGTTTTTTATATCTACATATTGATTCCACTCATGAACAAAAAAGTCTGGATAGTATGATTTCTTCTTTCCATTTAAATTATAAGGTATTCTTCCTCTGTGACAATCAAATGTAATACTTTCATCATCCATCCATTTTATAAAGGCAAGTTCCCATGTTCCTTGTACTTTATATACTGTTCCATTTGAATGTTCGTAATCAAACCATTTTGATTGACCTACTCTAACCCCATCATATTTTCCATCGGCCCATGCCTTAGCAGTATATTCACTAATCTTATTTCTAAATTCAGGAGTCATCATTTTTTTACGTGTAGATGATACTTTATTTTTAGCATATTCATGTTTCATTCCATTAGTATCACCTAAATTTATTATTCCCTTTTTAGATTTAGAATTTCTAACTTTCCAATCTGGATCATCATCCATCATTTTATTAATAGCGATAGACATTATTTTCTTTGCAGTAGGAGTGGTTCGACGAATTGAATTCCAACATGATCTACAATAATCTATATTAAAGTCTGGATTATTTAGTTTTAAGTTATTGTGAGATATCATATTTCTACTATCATCTTTTCCGCAATTATCGCAATTGAATTCTATTCTAGTTTTTGTATTTAATTTATCATCTGAGTATTGAATTAGCATCGGAGGTCAGTGTTTTCTTATTATTTATCTCCGACTCTATATAAAATTCATCAGTGTCAATTATATCACATGCTTTAGTTATTATTAATTCTCCATTTCTAGATATTGGAAATAAATGTTCAGGTGTACATTCTATAACTGAACCACTATTTAGTGTAAATTTTAATAAATCACCAGTGAACTTATTTCTAGTTACTTCTAATACTTCTTTAAATTCAATAGTATCAACATTACTTTTAGTTGACTTTATTGTATGAAATCCT